GATGTCCATAATGGCCTGCTCAACATCAGCGTCATCAAATCTGCCCTCTACATTTCTTAAAGCGTCAAATATTTTTTGCTCATCATCATAGCCACACTCAGAAGCTAAATCTCTAGCTCTTTCCTCTGTAAGCTCTTTTATTTCGTCAGCATCATAAATGCCCTCGGCAATCTCATCTGCATACTCTTCAGATATCTGCTCAGCAGCATCGTCAATAGTCGCATCAATATCATAATCGCCCATTACATTAAAATAAGTTTCATTATCCCCGCCTATCCTGACTGGATTCTCTGCCCTGACCATTGTTTGCATTACATTTGGATTTTTCACAAACTCATCAAAAGCTATTTTTTTAGCCTCATCGTAATCAACGCCCAGATCATCCTCTATCTGCTCTGCTCTCCTTTCAATTTTTCCCTTTAGGTCTTGAGATGTTTCTGGGTCAGCATAGTTATATGACGCATCTGCCCTGTTGGTTGTTGAGTATATACCCTGCCCCATATCAGACTCAGCAAAGCTTCCCATCCTGAAGCCGCTTTCTGGTATCTCTTGAGGCGCACCATGAAACGTAGGGATATAACCCTGCTCCTTAGCCCTCTGCATCCTGCTCGCAAAGTCCATAGCTAGGCTGTCACCGCCCTTAACGCGCTCGGCTAGTTCTTCAAGTATCTTAGCTTTGCTCATCCCAAAACTGCTCTTATTAAGTCCTCAGTGCTTGCGTTTCTTAGCGTCATTTCATCCATTTTAGCCGCATTGTCTAGTTGTTTACCCTCGATGTTGGCTTGTTTCTCAGCCGCATCATAGGCTTTCAACTGGTTATCAATGTTCATGCCGGTTACTTTAACGCCTGCCTCTTCTGCCTTAACCATAGCCTCTATACGCTTAGTCTCAGCATTAAACATATCAATCTGCGATTCAGCCTGGTTAGTTTGTGCGTTTACTAGCTCAGCCTCGGCTTTCTGCTGTTCAGCCATTGCCGCTATAATCATTGGGTCTGGTTGTTGGCCTTGCTGTTGCTGTGCTGCTTGTATTTCTTGCAACTCTTCATCGGTCAATTGGTCTTCAGGTATCAAGCCTGCACTTACAAGCTGCGACCTTGCGCGTTCTGCTAAAGCATCCATATTAGGCGCATCGATGTTGCGTAAGAATATATCAGCACCATTCTGCATAATCTCTGGCATTACTTGCGATACTTGAATCATTGCGTCATTGCCTTTCTCTAGGCGATTCTTAAACATTGGCCCCATACCACAAAGCACTGTATAAGAGCCTTGAGTTAAGTCATTAAGAGGTTGCATTGTTTCCTTATCGACAGTGTTAATCTCTATATCTTCTCGCGTACCATCGGGGCGCAATACGTTAAACACTTCTTTAGCGTCATGTACGACAGGGATAGCACCAACGCACACTTTACACAATTGAGTGATGCCGATAGACATATCAGCGTAAAAACTAACATTGCCTGTATCGCCTTTATCAATCTGAATGCCTAAAGCCTTGCCTGATTGATTGCCTGGATTCTTAGCAAGGTTGGCAGCATACATGCCCGATATTGCCTCAATATCCATAGCAGCATCCTGCGCTGTAGTCTGTAGAGCAGGGTTTACACTAGGCGGTGATGTTTTATAAGGTGGTGGCGCTCCCTTTGAGTCTACATTGTAGAATTGTATAGGGTCTGGATTGGTGTTCATTGAGCCTAGCTTGCCCTCATGCCCTTTAGCCTGCTCTCTTGTCATCCATGTTTTTTCTCTTGGCGCAAGCGCACCCTCTTCTATCTGCCTAGACTTCGCATAATTATATATCCGTTGAGGGTCCATTAGTTTTTCAACAATTCTACGCCAAATGCGCTTATCTTCTGAAATCTCGAAACAATGGAAAAAAGGCACTATTGGCAATTCATTGAATGATGTTAAAACTTCATCATTGAGCCAGTTATCACCGTCAAACATTCGCGTATAAACTTTAACTATCTCACGCTCTCTGCGCTTAACCTCATTCATTCCCTGCAAGGCCATAGCATCTTTTACAGGGTCAAACTTTTCAGCCTCAATAACCATGCCGTTATCTAGCTGAACAATCTCTCTTGACTCCCTTTTCTTGTAATATATTTGCCCGACAATAACGGTTTCGCGCTTATACCAGTAATCCTGCTGCAATCGCTCATTACCTATACTCTCACCGCTACCTGTGGGAAATTGTTCCTTATAAGCATCTTTGGTTAAAGCCTGCATAACATAGACAAATTCGGCATCAGAGCCGTTTTGCTTCTCTGAATTAGGGTCAAACCATACTCGGTCAATAGCATTAGGGATATGCTCTAAAACTATCTCTTGCTCAAAGCTGTCTGCATCCTTGTATTGCGTTTTAACACGCATGGCATCAAAGCCTTGTATGACCATCTTACGCGCAATCTTTTTATAGGTTGATGAGGCATCAGATCGGTTTTGTATCGCCCTTAATATTCCATCATATACCTGGGCAACTTCTTTTGTGGCCTCACCACCTGCCGGTGATACAGTTGCCGCAAATTCATTTTGTTCAAGCTCACCGACAATAAGATCAATGATTGGTGTGGTGCGGTCAAAGTTATACCGAGGGCGCTGTAATGTTCCCCACTGCTCCCAGACTCTAGGCTCCCATTGACCATCAACCTTATTAACAAAGGTGTCACAGTCTCTAGCAAGCTCTCGCTGGTCTTTTTCGTTATTCTGAATAACCTCAAGCTGGCTTTTTACTACAGCTACGCTATTAAAATCTATCATATACTCACCAAGGAGAGTTAAAGTTTATTGGCTCAAGTTCAGGCTCTTCTGCATCAAAATCAGTCATTAACATCATTATTGAATCAGCCATGTTTGGCGATGGAATGCCAAGTTTTTTCATATCTTCTTTGCTCATAATCTGCTTTAAGCCTGTGCCGTTTGGCTTCTTAGGTATTCGGCTTAACTCAGACTTTAGCCCAGCAAGGCTGTCTATTCCATCTGAATCAAAGCTGATCATTTCATCAGGGTCTATATATTCGCCCTTTTCCACGCATTTAAAAGTGTTATACATTCTAGTCGCAAGCCTAAAATAATATTGCGCCCTGTTATTTTTAAACGCATCAGCATAGGTTAATGGGTTTTTATCAGGCTTGCTCTTATCTTCTTGGTATATAAGTTTAGCATTGTCTTGCGCTTGGCCTGCTAGTGACCCCCTAAACATGTGGTAATCAATCTTTTTAGGGTCTAGCCTGCCTCTGACTTGGCCCTTTGCGCCCGTACCCATTCCGTCACCATCCCATATGAACTGATCGGCCCTTAGCTCTATAGCGTTATCAATAGCCCAGTCTATCGCCTCATCTACCTCACCACGATCATACTCTTTAACATGGGTTATCACTGAGCCTTGCATAGAAGCAAAGCCTTTGCTGTCTTTACCTTGGTCTGCTGGGTCATGTGAACACCTTATAGCGCCATGTGGCTTAAATCTAGCTTTCAATTCCGGCCTTTTATGGGCATCTATACAAGCATCAAACCACTCAGGTTTAATAATAGACCCCTCAACCTCATCATAAAACTTGCCCAGCCACTTATGATCATACTCAGCCCTAGATAGCTTCTCATAATCATCAACACGTTCTTGCTCTAAACCTGAAGCCGTAAACCAATCAATAGGCATGTCTGTATAATTCATCTCAACAACCATGATCAAATCATCTTCATAATATCCGCAACGGTTCAACTCTTTTTCAGCCCTTAATAACCACTTTTGAGCAATAGCACCAGACCTTGAGCCTCTATTCATAGTGATTATGATTTCAGGCATTTTGACATCTTCGCCAGCTATAAGCCTTTCAGTATCTTTAGCGTTTAATCGTACAGATGCCGTTAATACTCTTAATGTGCTTTCTGATATATCTTCGCCCTCTTCTATCCATAGACCATCAATTCCTGACAAGGTTGATTTAAGGCTAGTTATATTCCTGGCTAAGCCTCGATAGAAGTTACGCCCTCCGCTTGCATGGCGTATATATGTTTTGGTATCCGTAAAGCCAGTTAGCCCTATGCGGTCTATCTCATCTAATAGCGTACGATGTACGGACTCTTCTATAGAATTTTGATTTTCCCTAGCGCAACACCATAGCTCGCCCCTGCTCATCTTTGATGATACATAGTCAGCAATGCCGGTTGATTTTGTTGAGCCTCTCCCCCCCACTATTACTTTTATTCGCTTTGGAATAGTGAAAACAGGGTGAAGCTTAGAAACGTAATCAATCTTTACTTGTGTATTCATTACCCACCGGATTAAAAATTATTTCTTGTACTTTTATGGGTGTGCCATCAGGGCCGCTTATTTCGTTCTGTGTGGCCTCTTTTAATCCTAGGTCTCTTGCTATTATGCTTGCATTTAAAAGCCCTGCTGAGGCTCCTGTGAACTTCTGGTCGCGTATAACATTGATAATTGCGCTTGAGACCTCTAAAAAACCTTGTTTAGCTTTATAGTTTTGCCAAGTCTGATTGCATATATCCAGATACAAGCATAAGCCGCTTTCAGTCATCGCTCGCATTTTAGGTATAGCCTCCATGACAATCTCACCATTAGACTGCATGGGCTTGTATTCTAGTAGTGGGTTATTGTCTGCCCATTCAAAGTATTCACAAGCCGCACCCCAAAGTTGCTCTGGATCGTCAAATTTTGGCTTTCTCCCATGCGAGCTTCTAGCTTTCCAAAACTTATTATGTTCAGGCGCAGACATTATAAAAGAGCCTCTTGCTTGTACTTATCCACAAGGTCTTTAATGTCTTCGCGGTCTTCTAGTGCGTGTCTTAAGTCTATTGCTTTCTTTCTAGTGTCTAGGTCTAGCTTGTTTTCCTTGATAAGTGACTTAATATCTTTGTCGGTTAGGTCAATTGTTACCTTTATTTCCTTTTTGGCTTTTGGCTCTGGCGTTTTAACCTCAACAACATTAGGGGTTTTATTCCCTTTTAGCAGTTCTGCTGCTCTATGCGCTTTGTTTATCTTAATCACTGTAGCGTCTAGTGCTGCTCTAGCTGAATCAGTGTCGGGGATTGATATTTCAACTTTTACTGTTTTCATTTGATAGACCTTGTTTATTGAATATACAGTATACGATAGTTTTTATTTATTGTTAAATATCTATTGACTTGTGGTTTTATCTACCTTTTGCACTGTATGAGTAAGGTTATCTTTTCATCTTCACAGATAAGCCTTTCATGCTGCCTAGCATGTAGCATAAACTCTTTGCAGCTTTCTAGCGTTGATGCGTTTACCGTTGTTTCATCTAGTGAGCTTACAGTATGGCCACCAAAGCCACCTATAGAGCCTGCTGCTAATATTCCTGCCATTAATTTAGTATTATCATTCATTAAAGGCCACCAAAGCCACCTATAGAGCCTGCTGCTAATATTCCTGCCATTAATTTAGTATTATCATTCATTAAAGCATTATAGCATTTTTATTATTATCCTATAACACATGAATTGAACGCGACCTTTGGCGCGTTAATGTCGATGTTATGTGTTCACAGCTTCAAAACCGCCGCATTCAATCACGCCAGCGTACCCGTTGACGCTTTGCGTTCGTTTCCACTGATCTTTGCATAAATCAGCAACATGCTTACAGTCGGGGCAAATGCTATTACTGTTGCCACGTATCGATTCACGTATTCCGCATCCAGCAGGGTAAATTTCATTGCCTTCACGGGTTTGGTTACACATAACAAGGCGCTGCACTGGATTTGTCATATCATTCTTCGTTTCACTCATCATTCATTCCTCACCCGTGAGCTTGGGGTTATACGGCCTATTTTTCAAAATCCTTGCACGCACTAACTTTTCCCAAGTCATCAGCAACACAAATAAAAAGCTTTGGCTTTGTTTCAGGCCATGCCGCTTCCATAATTCGCATGCCAACAACTATTGCCATTCCAACAATAATAAAAAGTATTAGCGGTTTTATATTTTCTTCCCATTGATATTTTATATTCATAATTTTTCTCAGTGTTTACGGCCTTTATAACAAGGCCATTAAAAAAGGCCATTAAAACGGACTAAAGCCGTTTATGCCTATGGATAAACCTAAAACCAATTCCCTTGGCTATCCTGCATTACTTCCTTTCCGCACTTGTCACAACTTGCGTGAACGCTACAGCCATCAAATGTTTTTGCGCCACCTTTACCGTTATGCCAGCTAAAATACTTACAGGCCAAAGCTGATCCAGTGGCTTTGTCGTATGCGCTCAATAAATAAGGCACAGACATAACGGATAAAATTAA